TGGCTTATTTAAAACCATATATTATATTAACGATATGAATGAAATAGATGAAATGGCACAACAAGAAGCAATATTTAATGATCAGTGTGATAAAATTTTAGCACGATCCGATTATTATAATTTGCAACTTGAAGTGGTTTATTCAGCGTTCAAACATAAAGAAAGCTTTCCCAAAGCATCACTCCTAGAATGTCTACAAGTAGGAGCAGATGAGTGGGATGTAGCTCTATAAAGATATGCTGTTGTGGTGGAATAGGTAGACACGCGGGACTTAAAATCCCGTGACCCGAAAAGGTCGTGCCGGTTCGATCCCGGCCAGCAGTACTAGGAGACTCACGTAGTTCGTTCTTTAATTTATTGAATTACCAATGTTCGGGATGTAGCGCAGTCCGGTAGCGCATCTGGTTTGGGACCAGAGGGTCCGAGGTTCGAATCCTCGTATCCCGACAAAAATAAGCCACAATAGCTCAGTTGGTAGAGCTTCTGATTTGTAATCAGATGGTCGGCGGTTCGAGTCCGTCTTGTGGCTCACAGGAGAGATGGCAGAGCGGTCGAATGCGCCAGTCTTGAAAACTGATGACTGTAACAGGTCCGGGGGTTCGAATCCCTCTCTCTCCGCGCCGCTGAAGACAGAAAAAGATATGTTTAGGTTCCCATGCAAAGCGACCCACCTAAGCATAAAAAAACCCGAGTAAAAGCTCGGGTTTCTTTTTTTATATATTATTGTTTAAGGAGCTAACCAGTTATATGATTGCCATCCTGCAGTATCTATTAATTGTTGACATTGACTAACAGTAGAACATCCCCCTACATTAATAACACCTGGGTTTCCATCTGCACCATAATTTTTTAATATATAATCACATATGTTTATAAAAGCAGCATCATTTTTTTGAGGGGCACCTGTTAATGGATTAACTGATTGCCAAAATTGAGGTGCGTCTAAACCTGTAAAAGGAGCACTTGGACTTGGATTAGGTAAAGCGATTATGTAAGCTGATGTATCATTTGGACTCGCACAGAATAAAGTATTAGTAGTACTTTGAGGTACTGTTTGATTCCAAGGTCCAGCTGATAAAGCTCCTATACGGAAACTTCCTGTTTTGCTTGTATTTACTGGTTCTGATCCTCCATTATAGTTTGGAGCGTAAGTAATTGCATATTGAGCCATAGTTAATATTTTATTATACATATTTGGCTCTTTAAAAAAAGTAATTTATATTAATAACATGATCTCATAGCTCAATTGGATAGAGCAGCTGCCTTCTAAGCAGCAGGTTACAGGTTCGACCCCTGTTGGGATCACAAAGGAGTTCTTTGACATATTAAAAAGAAAGGAAAAAAATTATGGAAATTATTTTAGCTTTTGGTTTGGGAATTATGTTAGTTATTAGCGTTGTAATAGTTAATGTAGCTCTAAAGTCAGGAAAACAAGTTAATAAATGCGTAGAACAAATACGTGAAGTTGAACGAAGTATTGATAATCTTCAAAGAGATCTAAATGATAGAGAATATGACTTTCATAGAAATATTGATGATGTAAATCGTAAAATAGATTCTCGAGTAGATAAATTAAATGATGTTTTATTTAAAGAATTAGATGAAATAAATCGCAAAGTAGACTTTTTAAAGAAATCACTTGGAAAGGAATACTTTTAATTAAATTAAGTTAAACCCGTCAATGAACTCCTTTATTTGGACCTTTAGCTCAGTTGGTCAGAGCAGCGCACTCATAATGCGAAGGTCATAGGTTCAAGCCCTATAAGGTCCACCGCAGTCAGATGTTGTAGCTATGGCAAGGGGATTTGTGAGTGAAATCACAGATCCCCTTTTCTTTTTATATTTTTCAATATTTATTATCACATTAAAATTATTAATTATGAAAAAAGCATTAGATTTTATTAAAAAAATTTACCTAGTTTGCAAAACTTGGGTCATAAAAAATGGCGTTGAGGGTGTAGCTGGTTTAATCGCCGGTTTATTCTTATGGACTTTCGGTTATAAGATTTGGGCTGGATTCTCATTTGGAGTATTTGCTACTCGTAACTGGGATATTGTAAAAAATTGGCTTAAGGATTTAATAAAATAAACTTAATTATTATGAATAAAGAACAAGTATTAGGCTTATTACGTCACTCGTTAACCTTTTTAGGTGGTATTTTAGTAGCCAAAGGTTTAGTAGATGAAAGCACTTTTGTTGAATTAAGTGGTGCTTTAATCACTTTAGTAGGTGGTTTATGGTCTGTTTTGGTTAAAAAATAAACCATGAATTTTTTAAAAGCTATGTTTGCCAATAACGAAGGTACTTCGCACAAACGTGTGCTTGGTACCATTGGCTTTATTTCATTAGTTATATTTTTATTTACTTGTAAAGAAACCCATAAAGAAGAAGCAATCGCAGCTGTAGAATATTTAACAATAGCAACTGTATTTGGTACTGTTGTTGAAAAATTTGTTCCAAAATCTAAAAACGAAGAATAATGTTACTTAAATTAGGTTCACAAGGTAAAGAAGTTAAAGAACTTCAAGAGTTTTTAGGAATTAAGGCTGATGGTGACTTCGGACCAAAAACAGAAGTTGCTGTTAAAAAATGGCAATCAGCAAATGGTTTAAAAGCTGATGGTATTGTAGGCCCTAAAACTTGGGATGCTATAGGATTAGCCACTACAGATGCTTCTGAGAAAGTTTATACTACAGATAATGGTTTAGTAATTAATAGACACTTTTTACCTGTAGGTGAATATAAACAAGGTCCTATTAAAGCTGAATGGGTATTCTTACACCACACAGCAGGTTGGCACAATCCATACCAAACAATTGATAATTGGGGTAAGGATACTAGAGGTGCTATTGCTACTGAATTTGTATTAGGTGGTCCTTCAATTAAAGGAAATGATGACAAATACGATGGAGAAATGGTTCAAGCATTTCCCCAAGGAAATTATGGTTGGCATTTAGGAGTAAATGGCTCCCAAAAAATGCACATAAATTCAGTTGGTATTGAAGTATGTAACTTTGGATATGTTATCAATGGTAAAGCATACCAAGGAACCCCAGTTATTGAATCCCAAACAGTAACACTAGCTAAAGAGTTTAGAGGACATAAAATTTGGCATCGTTACTCAGATGCTCAAATTGAAGCACTTAGGAAGTGGATACTTTGGATTGCTGAAAGAGATAATATAGATGTTCGTAAGGGATTAGTAGAAGAAATTAAGAAAAAAGGTGTTAATGGATTTGAATTTAATCAAGACGCATATTATGGTAAAATAAAAGGAATGTGGACACATACTAATACCAGAAAAGACAAAGTTGATATGTTTCCTCAACCAGAACTTATTGATATGTTACTTGGTCTATAAACCACTTCAGTAACCTTTCGTATAATTTATCGACCCTTGTAGGGTAGTTTAATATAGGCGCTATATAACTTTTTTATGGCGCCTATATGTATGGATATATGGACATAAATAAGATATTTAACTTATTTGACTCCGGTTCTGAAGATAAAATAAAAGAAGATACACAAATTGTATTTGTTGATTTTAAAGAACATCCTGCTTACTGGTTAGGCATGTTTAAAAAATTAATACAAAATCATAAGCTATTTAAAAGGAAAATAGTTTCATTCCTAGAAAAGTCAGACCCAGAATTAGAATTAGGAGATTTAGACCTGGTAGGTGATGATCTTGCTTATGAAAGAGCTTGGTACTATGCTTCAAAATTTGATCCTAACTTGGATACTCATAAAGAATCAATTAATTTCATATTAGATACTACTCTAGAAAAATCTTTAAAAGAAACTATTTCATACTTTCAGGAAAAAGAAGAATATGAAAAATGCGCTCATTTAAAGAAAATTTTAGATGAAGTAAAGAAAATTCAAGGATAATTTGGCCTCCAAAAAAGTTTTTATTATTATTCGATATGTGGGGTTTTGAGACTGAGGAAAGATGGATGAGAGACAGGGGATAAGATGGGGGATGAATAAGGGGGATAAATGATAGACATATATGAAAAATAGGAATATTATAATGAGACGTTTGGAGAAAGCTGAGGGACAGATTGAGAAACTGTATTTCTTCCTCCAACGTGGTGGTAGTCAAGAAGATGTAAAGGAGGTATTAATTACTTTACGTGAAGCTATTGATGACGCTAAAGTTTTTTTAAATCAAGAACCATTAGGATCAAATGAAATTAACAGCTGAAGAAATACAAAGTAACTGGATGCAGTTATTAGGTTTTATTGAAGATCATATCTCTGAACCTCGTAAAACTAAATTAATTGAATTTTATGAAAAGTATGCTGAAAGGATTATGCTTATGCCTGCTGCTCATAAAAAAGAATATCATAATGCCTTCCCAGGTGGTTATGTAGAACATGTTAATAGAGTTATCACTTGTGCTCTTCATCTTCATGACTTATGGGCCCAAATGGGAGCTGATATTAGTACTTATACTAAAGAAGAACTTGTGTTCTCTGCTCTTAATCATGATCTAGGTAAATTAGGAGATGAAAATCATGACTCTTATATCCCCCAGACTGATAATTGGAGACGAGAAAAATTAGGGGAAGATTATATGTTTAATGATAAATTAGCATTTGCTTCTGTTCCTGATAGAGGTCTTTATTTACTTCAGTCTCATGATATTAAATATACTTTTAATGAAATGGTTGCCATTCAGACCCATGACGGTTTATATGATAAAGCTAATGAAAAATATCTAATGACATATATGCCAGAGACTAAGCCTAGAACATCTTTACCTTACATTGTTCATCAAGCTGATTTAATGGCTGCTCGTATTGAATTTGAACGTGAATGGTTACCTAAATTACAAGGTAACTTGGATACCTCAAAGAAATCATTTACATTGGAGACTAATAAAAAATCACAACCTGCAACATCAGGTACTAAGTCTAAAGCTTTAAGTAATTTAAAAAGTGAAGGACTTAAAAATATGTTAGATAGTTTATGATATTAATAATTACAATTCTTTCAATAATGGTCGTGGTCTTAGGATACACGACCTTTAACCTTCTTAAGAAAAATGAAAGACAAGAAGACATTCTTGCTTCTTATTTAACTTATCTAAACAAAATTTCAGACATTATTGATATATCTGATAAAAAGTTAAAAGAAGTTGATGACAAAGGGTTATTTGAAGCTGATGATGAAATTGGTTGGTTTTTTGGACAAGTAAAAATGATTCAAGATGTTTTGAATCAATTTAAAATCAAAAACTTATGACCCTTGTAATGGCTAAAAAGAAAAAAGGAGTACAATACTTTACCCAAGATACAGAAGACGCAATTGTAGCTTACAATAATGCTGCTACTTTTGAAGAAAAAAATAAAATTTATCATGAGCGTATCCATTATGCTTTTTTTAAATTAACAGAAAATATTATTCATACTTTTAAATTTTATTATACAGAAGTAGATAATATTGAAGATTTACAATTTGAATGTATTTCATTTCTTTTAAGCAAAATTCATTTATTTAATCCTGCTAAAGGAGCTAAAGCTTATTCTTATTTTGGTACTATTGTTAAGCGTTATTTAATTCTTTCAAACCAGAAAAATTATAAAAAACGAGTTGAAACTGCCCCTGTGTCTGTAATTGAAGAAGATGAGACACATTCTTACTCAATAGATGATACTCCCCAAATAGAAAAACTTTCAGATTTTATAGATATTTATACAGCCTATTGTACAAAACATATTTTTGAATTATTCCCAAAAGGTGAAGATGCTCAAATAGCAGACGCCATTTTAGAATTATTTAGAAAAAGAGAAGATATAGATGTTTTTAATAAAAAAGCACTTTACATTTATATCCGTGAAATGGTTGATGCTAAAACTCCTAAAATAACTAAAATAGCTAATCAACTTTATGATATTTTTAAAGAAGAATATGTATTTTATCTAGAACACGGATATACAAGGTTTTGATTTCAATATTTATAATCAAAACTTATGAGTGGATTAGATTCTAAAATATTTAAAAATAAAAAATTCTCTGACATTTTAGAAGAAATTTATGAGAATCAAAAGAAAAAAGAAGCTCAAATTTCTGCCTTAATTGGAGAATTAAAACCCCTTATTAATGACATTGGAGATGCTACTTTAGTAGTACCTTTAATTAAAGAATATATGGAAATTGGAGTCAAAAATGATGAGCAACTCATCAAAATGGCCACCATTGTTCAGCGTGCTTTACAAGTGCAAGCCCAAAACGGATCTAATGAATTAGCTTTCTCAGATGAAGAAAAAGCTCAATTATTTGATTTAGCTAAAAATGTTGGAGAGAAAAAATAATGGCAGGACAATTTGGTATTGGTGGAGCTTTAAATCTTAATAATAGTAACCAATTTGGTTCTACATTAGCAGGAGCTATAAATGGTCCTTTATCGTCCGTTAGGGTTAAAAGTATAGTTTTAGATCAATATCATCCTCGCTTTAAAGAATTAGGTGAATGGAATGGTTTAGGAACTATTGAATATGAACATATTAATGCCCCTACTTCATCTGGCCAAAAACTTCAGACTGCTAGACCTGCTTTTCCTAATTTAAAACAATTACCTTTAATAAATGAAATAGTTTATATATTTGGCCTTCCAGGTACTAATATTGCTAGTGCAACTAGTAATAGAATAGCTTATTATATAAGTGTAGTCTCAGTTTGGAATCATCCTCATCATAATGGATTTCCTTCATTTCCAAATACTTTACCTGATTCTCAACAAAAAGATTACATTCAAACAGAGGCAGGCAGTGTTAGAAGAGTAACAGATCAATCTACAGAGATATTTTTAGGTCAAACTTTTTTTGAAAGATCTGAAATTAAACCTCTTTTACCTTATGAAGGTGATGTTATTTATGAAGGAAGATGGGGAAATAGTTTAAGATTTGGTAGTACTGTTAATGGAGCTAATAACCCTAATCTTTGGTCAACAGCAGGTATTAATGGAGATCCTATCACTATTATAAGAAATGGCCAAACTAAAAACACTACTACAGAAGGTTGGATTCCTATTTTAGAAGATGTAAATGAAGATTTAGCATCAATATATTTAGGTAGTACTCAAAAAATACCTCTTCAAGCAGCTAGTATAAATTATAATAGCTATACATCAGCCCCTACAGTTCCTTCAGAATATGAAGGTTCTCAAGTTATAGTAACATCTGACCGTTTAGTATTTAATGCTGCTAAAGATCATTTATTACTTTCTTCAAATAATTCAATAGGATTAAATAGTTTAACCTCTGTTAATGTTGATACTGATACATTTAATATATCAGCTCAAGCAATTAATTTAGGTACTAAATCAGATAATGATTCTCAACCTATATTATTAGGTAAAGATACTGTAACTGCTTTAAAAGATTTAATAGATAGTTTAACTACTGTTTTAGATCAATTATCTGTTTTGGCTTCCTTACCCCCAGGAGCACCTTTTGCTCCTTTAAATATGGTTAGTAAAGCATGTTCTGTAGATCTTAAAACTATTCAATCTAATTTAGATCTTTTACTTTCAGATAAAGTTAGAGTAATTAATAGTAAAGTCTCTGTTAGTGCACCTTTCCAAGCACCTACACCTCCTGCACCAATAACAATTGTGACCCCAGAAAATTCTACTTTTGCTGAAGTAACAGATACTGGACAAGTTATTGTTGATGAACCAATATACCCTACAGAAGATACTGGTTCCTTAGAATCACTAACTTCAGGCTCAGAAGAAATACCATCAGAATTATCATCATCCCTTTCAGCTTCAGTTCCGGTTTCTGCTTCTATAGTGTCATCTCCTGATTTTGAAGTAGATAGTGATTTATTTGGAGATTTTACATATGTGGATGTTGAACCTGAATTACCCCCAGTAATTCCTTTTGATACAGGTTCCGCCCCAGATCCTGTTGTTACAACTGATCCCCCAGTTATCAATAATAATGGAGGATATACTGTTAAAGAACTTCCAGTAGGAGCAGGAAAATCAGGTATTGTTTATGTTATACCTAATAAACCTTCTGATCCAAATTCTATATGTGTGGTGTTTGGAGGTACTAAAAGTGTTACATATGGAGGAAAATTTATGTATAATGAATTTAAAAAAGGAAATGAACCTATATTTAATAACACAGCTTTTGTTTTTATGGATTGGGAGTATGGAGAGAACAATATGGCTAAAGCTAAAGCTAATATTAAACAAAATTATCCTAATTTAAATATTAATAGTATTGTTGTTTTCTCAAAAAGTGGACGAGCAGGAGTATCAGTAGGTGCTACATCCGCTGGTAAAGCCTATAAATTTATTGGTTTTATTGATCCTTCCCCAGAAGCTATGCTTACTAAGTACGAATACACTAATAATAGTATTATGATTTATAATAAAAAAAATTGGGGAACACCATCTTATTATGTTCCTCAGATTGATTATTTAATAAATAATTTAAAAGCAGGAGGAAGTCAAACAATTTCATTAGGTTTAGGACACTCAAAAATGCCAGCTTATTTTGCTGAAAAATATGGTCATTTATGTTAAAATATAATGTCACAGAAAAAATTCGCCATAAAATTAAGTAAATATTTGTTTGAACAATTGGATCCTATATTTGGATTTTCAAATAAAGTTAAACAAAAAGTAAATACTAAAATTAATAGTATTGTTGGGGAAGAGAACATTCAAATTATTAATAATAATAAAGCTAAACTTGAAAAATATTATGCTGACTATCAAGAAATACAAAATAAAGCCAAACAATTTCAAGATCCAGAACAAAGGAAAACTTTTGTAAAAGAAGAATTAGTTAAACTAAGTCAAACAGAAGATACTAAAATACTACAAAATAAATTAAAATCAAAATGTCCAACAGACAGAAATATAGCTTCATTAAAAGAATTTAAATCATCTATAAACCAAACTGTTAATCCTAATTCTATTAAAGGTATAACAAAAGCTGAAGAACAATTAAAAACTATTAGTGATATTATTCCTACATTAGAAATATTGGTTGGAATTATTAAAGTAGCTCCTTTACCAACTGCCCCTGCCCCTATAACAACAGGATTTATAGCTACACTTATTACTAAATTAGATGATGCTCAAGAAGGTTTAGAAGCTTCTAATTCTATTGTTGAACAAACTAAAGGCAGTATTGGTTTAATAACAAATCAATTTAAAAGTATTGCTGATAAATTAGACATTTTAGATTTACTATTAGTTTTTTGTTCTATAGAAAATGGTATTGATGTTGGAAATATATCTCCTAATTTTAGCAATATTGTAGATGAACCACCATCTCCAAATAATAATATTAATGTTAGTAACTTCAATTATGACGGATATAATATATCTATCCTCTCAGAAGAAGGACAAACTACAAAATTAATTAAAAGATTTGCTCGAGTAACTAATTCTAAAAAAGAATTTGTTTTAAATACAACCGCTACATATGGCTCTGATAATAATTCTATTATAAAAGAAGCAAAACTAGAAATAGATAAATTAAATTTAAAAAAAGAACAACAACTTTAATATTTATAACTAATGAAACCGACAGAATTTAAAAAATTAATCAAGGAAGCTGTAAAAGAAGCTATCCAAGAAGAATTAAAAGAAATTCTTTTAGAAGCAGTTCGTGCCCCAAAACAAGTTATGACTGAATCAAAAGACACTTATGCTCAACCTTACATTGAAAAACCAAAACAACTATCAGCTCAAGAACGTAGAGATATGTTTTCTGGTATTTTAGGTGAAATGCAAAATGGAGGAGCAGCTAACACAACATATGCTGGAAACTTTAACCCAGGGAATGCTGATACAATTAATGGAGCCTTACCAGAAGGACAAGTTTCTTTAGACCAAATAATGGGATTAATGACTAAATAATGGCGTTTGGAGCTAAACAAATATTTCCCGTAGATAAAAAACCAGGCGTAGCGGTTGGTGTGTCTATTCCTTTTAATGCTCCCGCTGTTTTTAAATCAACTTATACTACAAAAGATGCTATTAAAAATAATTTAATAAATTTTTTTCTAACTGACCAACCAGAAAGATATTTAAATCCTAATTTTGGAGGAAATTTAAGAGCATTTTTATTTCAACAAATAACAAATAACGAATTAGATAATTTAAAAGAAGAAATTCAAGATCAACTTAATATATTTTTTCCAAATGTTTTAGTAGATCAACTAAATGTAGATTCAATTCCTGATTTAAATCAAGTATCTATTGTTTTAAAATATTCTATTCGAAACACAGGATTAACAGATGAAATTACAATTACCTTTTAATAATGGCTACTAAAAGAGATATAAAATACATAAATAAGGATTTTTCTGAGTTAAGAGCAAATCTTATAGATTACGCCCGAACTTATTTTCCTACAACATACACAGATTTTAGTCCAGCATCACCAGGAATGATGTTTATGGAAATGGCTGCTTATGTAGGTGATGTTCTTTCATTTTATTTAGATAATCAAATCCAAGAAAATTATTTACAGTATGCTCGTCAAACAAATAATTTATATGAATTAGCTTACATGTTTGGTTATAAACCAAATGCTACAGGTGTCGCTACAACAAATTTGACTTTTTATCAACAAGTACCAGCTAGTGGTAGTAGTCCTAATATTGCTCCTGATTTCTCATATAGTATTTTAATAGATGCTAATGCTAGTGTAGCTACTACAGTTTCTTCTTCAATTTCCTTTTTAGTAGAAGACCCAGTAGATTTTTCAGTATCTAGTTCATTAGACCCAACAGAAGTTTCAGTCTTTAGTATTGATAATGTGACTAATGATCCTACTTTCTTTTTATTGAAAAAAACTAGAAAAGCAATATCTGCTACTATAGTAACAGAAGAATTTACTTTTGGAGAACCTCAAAGATTTTCTACTGTTGAAATTAACGCTAGTAATATAGTAGGAGTTTTAGATGTAGTAGATTCTAGTTCTGGAGATCAATGGTATGAAGTAGATTATTTAGGTCAAGAAATGGTATATAATTCTATTAAAAATACTAATGTTAATGATCCTAATTTATCCCAATATTCTGGAGATACTCCTTATATTTTAAAACTTGAAAAAGTACAACGTAGATTTGCTACACGTTTTCTAGATTCAGGATCATTACAAATCCAGTTTGGAGCAGGTACAGCTACTGACTCAGATGAAGAAATCACACCTAATTCTAATAATGTTGGTATTGGATTGCCTTTTGAAAAAAATAAACTAACAACAGCTTATTCACCTTCTAATTTCTTATTTACAGATACTTATGGTATCGCTCCTTCAAATACAACTCTTATAGTTAGATATTTAGTAGGTGGAGGAGTTGTAGCTAATGTTCCTTCTAATACTATAACTAGACTTACAGGAACTAGTACTTTTTTAAATAAAAATTTAAACTCATCTACAGCTAATAATATATTAAGATCTTTAGCTGTAACTAATTTAGACGCAGCTGATGGAGGAGGAGATGGAGATTCAATAGAAGAAATTAGGCAAAACGCATCTGCTAATTTCGCTTCCCAATTACGTAATGTGACACAAGATGATTATTTAGTTAGAGCACTTTCAATGCCAGCTAAATATGGTGTTATTTCAAAAGCATATATTGAACCTACTAAAGCCCAATCACTATCAGCTGGTGAATCTCAATCTGTTTTAGATTTATATATTTTAACATACAATGGAGCTAAACAATTATCATCAGCTTCTAATGGTGTTAAACAAAACTTAAACACTTACCTTTCTCAATATAGAATGGTAAATGATTCTGTTAATATTAAAGATGCTTTTATAATTAATATAGGAGTTAATTTTGATATTATTATTTTACCTAATTTTAATAGTAATGAAGTTTTAACTAAATGTATTATAGCTTTACGTGATTATTTTGCTACTGATAAATGGCAAATTAATCAACCTATTATTTTAAGAGAAATTTATATTCTTTTAGATGCTATAGAAGGTGTACAAACAGTAAAAACAATTGATATTACTAATAAAGTAGGGCAAGATTTAGGATATTCGCAGTATGCTTATGATATACCAGCGGCTACTTATAGTAATGTAATTTATCCTTCACTTGACCCTTCTATTTTTGAAGTCAGATACCCTAATTCAGATATCCAAGGCAGAGTAGTACCTTTATAATAAAATAAAATGGCAGTATATAAAATATTCCCTGATAAAGACGCGACAATATATTCTCTATTTCCTAACATGAATACAGGATTAGATGAAATGATTGAATCAACTTTAACTACTTTTGCTTATTCTCAACCTAACCCTCAAGCTAGTAGATTTTTAATATCTTTTGATAATAATGATGTAGAAAATGTATTAGAAAATAAAATGGGCATTAGTAGTTCTGCCCAATTATCAGGATCAGGTGTTCAAGTTAATTTAAGATGTTTTATAGCTACTGCTACAGGATTAGAAATTAGTCCAACAGGAACAGCTGTTGATGTATTTTATCCTTCTGTAGATTGGAGTATGGGAACAGGAAAATATTTAGATGATCCTATATCAACAGATGGAACTTCATGGTATTGGTCAACTTACTCAGGAAGCACAGCTTGGGCAACCTCTGGATTTTCTGCTGGAATAACAGCTTCTTATACTGGTTCCTCTAATGATAGAAATATTAATCCTTATGCTGGAGGAGGAACATGGTATTACAGTTCATCATTAGCTAACACATGGGACTCAGATGCTTATCCTATCACTGGTTCCCAAACCTTTACTTATTCAACAGATAAAGATATAAACATAGATGTAACTAATATAATAGGAGCTTGGTATGGAGGAGCAATTAACAATGCTGCTTTTAATGGTTTTATTGTAAAACAAAATCCTGAGTTTGTAAATAATAAAGATTACCAACCAGAACTTAAATACTTCTCAGTAGACACTAATACAATATATCCTCCTTGTTTAGAATTTAAATGGAATGATTGGTCATACAATACAGGTAGCCTTTCAGTTATTAATACCACTCCAGCAACTCTTTCATTAAATGAAAACCCAGGAGTTTTCTTTAGTCAAAGTGTTAATATTTTTAGAGTTAATGCTGGACTTAAATATCCCCCAAGAACCTGGGTTACTAGTTCTTGGTACACTACAAATTATGCTTTACCAACAGCTTCTTATTATGCTGTAAAAGATTTAGATACTAATGAATTTGTAATTGATTTTGATACTACTTATACTAAAATAAGTTGTGATGCTACTGGTAGTTTCTTCACTTTATATATGGATGGATTAGAACCTGAAAGATATTATAAAATTTTAATTCAAACAAATATTAATGGAAATACTATAGTGTATGATGATAATTACTACTTTAAAATTCTTAATGGATAATGACTATAGTAAAATTAGATAAAACCCAATATAGTAAAGGCCAATATGATAGAGTAATTGATAATACCTTTACCCAATTAGTTGACCCAGCTCAGTTAATAACTCAAGCTAATAATAATAATGATTTAGGAGTTAGGTTAACAAATTTTTTTAATGATTACAGAAGTCTTTTTTTTGATATACCTCAATTTGGAGAAATAAATTCCCATGAGTACCTTATTAAAGAAAGTTCTGCTTATATTGACTTTACTGATCAAAATATAGCTGAACTTTTAACTGAAATAGATGCTTTAAGACAAGAAATTCTTTCTTTAACAGAGGAAAATATAAAATTACAAACAAATAATATACCACAAATATAATGGCTGTTAATACTAGCAATATTAGTTTACTTGAACCTAATTTAATAAACTATCAAGAATATTCTGTTAGTGATGAATCTCTTATTTCCCATGGAGAAAGCAGTGTAGTATTTGATCCTTCAACAGACCATATAGAATATTTTGTATCTATTCCTGGAAATAATCAAATTATTTATGAGGAAGTAAATAGTTGGGATAACTATAGTTTAATAGATAATAAAGTAAATTTAAATTATCAAGAAGATCTTGAACTTTTAGGATTTAGTCAAGGTAAATTTAATGTTGTATATAATTTTTTACAAAACTTATTATCTTCTTCTCCAGAAAGAACATTTTATATATCTCAAATATCTTCTGATAGAACAGAAATTAGATTAAGTTCTAATTCAATTTCGTCTTTTGATATAAATAACCAAACAATTCAATTACTAAATGAGTTAAATGCTACAGATGTAACTGAGTTTTATGTTAATTTTGGAGGAAATAGATTATTAATAGCTAATAATATTTTATTAGATATAACAGGACCTACTGTATTAATAAAATTATATGAACCTTTACCTAATCAATTTAATGTTAAAAGCGAATGTTGGTTAGTTCAAAAAGTAGCTAACTCTATTGGTTATGAAATAACATTAGTAAATGATTTTGAAGACCCTGATTTTACAGATAACATACAATTAAGAGGTCCTAACTTAAATGTTAATTTAAAAGACCAAATTAATAATTCTACAAATTATGAAAGTTATACTTCTTTATCAAACACTAATAATCAACAAGGAACAGGAAGTTTATATTATCAATTAAATAGTATTTTAGCTGAAAAAGGACTTGAAATAAATGTTGACTACTCTGATTGGTCTGATTTTGTAAGTTTATCTTCTGCTGAAACTCGTCTTGAAAATTTTTACTATAAGTTAAGTTTAATTGAACAATACCAATATAGTTCTAGTTTATCTACTTCTGGTTCCTCTGGAAATTCATATTATGTTTCATCAAGTAATGCTATTTATCAAGCTAAAATAGATGATATTATAACTAATTTTGATGGTTATGAATATTATCTTTATTTTGAATCAAGTAGTACAACTTGGCCTAAAACAAACTCTGAACCTCCTTATATTAATGCTTCAACCGGTTCAGCCTTAGGTATATCTTTTTATACCTCCCAATCAGCTATAGCTTTAGATTATGATAATAATAACAATAATGCTTTAATAAATGCTATACCTGCTTATTTAAGAGAAGATCCTAACAATTATCAATATGAATTATTTGTTGAAATGTTAGGACAAATGTTTGATAATGTTTGGATTTATTTAAAAGATGTTACTAATAAATTTAACGCTGATAATAGATTAAATTATGGTGTTTCAAAAGATTTAGTAGCTGATGTTTTAAGAGATTTAGGTGTAAAAATATATCAAAATAACTTTTCATCTAATGATCTATATTCAGCTCTTTTAGGATACACTCCATCAGGTAGTGCTTTAAATATACCTTATGCTACAAGTTCTTTAAATCCACCTCTTGGATGGGAATATATTAACACATTTATTACAGCCTCAGCAACAGGGTCACTAATTCCAACAGATGATATAAATAAAGAAACTTATAAACGTTTATATCATAACTTACCTTATTTACTTAAAACAAAAGGAACAGTAGAAAGTATTAGAACTTTAATAACTTCTTTTGGTATACCTGATACTGTTTTAAGAATAAATGAATTTGGAGGTAAAGATAAAAACTTTAACACTTGGGATAATTGGCAGAATGAATTTAACTATACTTTTTATACTAGTGGTTCATATTTTGTAAGTTCATCATTTAATCTTAATACAGATTGGTCAGCGGATAGTGATAACCCACAAGCAGTAGAATTTAGATTTAAAACAGATGTCTTACCCCAAGATACATCTAGTATAATTTCCCAAAGTTTATTTGAAACAAATGAAAATGTTAAATTAATATTAAGATATACAGGTTCAGGATATACTACTGCTTCTTATGATGGTGGTCCTGTTGATCCTTACTATCAATATGCTCAAATAGACTTTATACCTGACCCAACAGACTTAAATAGCTCAGCTAGTGTTTATTTACCTATATTTAACCAAAATTGGTGGTCAGTATTAGTTAATAAAAATGGAACTGATTATGATTTATATGTAAAAAGTAAAAATTATAATGATAAAAACATTAATACTTTAGGTTACCAAGCTTCAGCTTCTGTTTCATCAACAGAAACAGCTTGGAATGCTAGTACAAAAGCCTATTTTGGTATTTCATCATCATTAACCAATAACATATTTACAGGTTCAATCCAAGAAATAAGATATTACACAGTACCTTTATCTGAAAGTCATTTTGATGCTTATGTAATGAATCCTTACTCAATAGAAGGATCAGATTATTTAGCATTTAGAGCACCATTAGGAGGTGAATTATATACAGGTTCAGTTTCTGTACATCCTAAAGTAACAGGTTCTTGGGCTTTAACAGCATCGTTTACTACTGTAGATTTCTTTAGTAGTTCATTTAGTGACTTCTATATAAGCAGTAGTGTATTTAATACTAATACAGAATATATTTATTTTGATCAAGTACCAGCAGGTATTCAAAACTCTATATCTAATAAGATAAAGAATCAAAATTTAATATTACCTTATAGTAGTAGTATTTCTAATATACCTAATGCTGATACATTATCTCCATTTATCTCTGTTCAACAATCTTCTCCACTTAGTTCTTCATATACTTCAAATATTGACTATGTAGAAGTAGCATTTTCACCACAAAATGAAATAAATGAAGATATTAATTCAACTTTAGGTTATTTTAATATTGGAGATTATATAGGGGATCCAAGACAAGTATCATCATCATCTGAAACATATCCTGATTTAGATGCTTTAAGAGATACTTATTTTAAAAAATATACTCATAATTATAATATTTGGGATTATATAAGACTTATTAAATATTTTGATAATTCTTTATTTAAAATGATCCTAGATTGGAGTCCAGCACATTCAAGTGTTGCTACAGGTGTTGTACTTAAACAACATTTATTAGAAAGAAATAAATATCCTGTACCACAGCTAGACACCCAAACAACTACTTCTTACTCAGGAAGTAATTCAGGATGGAATGAACCAGGAGTATATCAAGATTTAACTTTAACAGGTTCTATTGAAATAGAAGAAACCATAGGATCAAATGGTGGTGCTTTTATAGATTATATTCCTACTGTAGCTACTTCAGCTTCTTTCTTAATAACACCAGGACAAGTTGGTAGAATATTTTTATCACAATCAGGACTTAATAATATAAGTTTTGTTATGTCTTCCTCTACTGGTGGTACTACTGCTTTAAAAGTATATGATAGTGCTAGCTTACCTATTTTCCCTACTACTAGAAATAATACAGCTATTATTACTTCCTCTTTATTAAGTAGTAATTATGAAGCATTTAACTTTGATTATGATTTCAAATCAGGTTATGTATTATTTTCTAACAACAATGATTCAGGCTCAAATAGCATAACAATTACAAGTGTTACAGCCTCTTCTATAAATGGTTTTTCAGAAACAATCCAAACACCTTCAGGTTCAGTTGAAAAATATTATACCAATGAGTATGAATTTAATGGTGAATTAAAAGGATCTGAATATGTTGTTACAGATGGTAATCTATCAAACAATAATGTTAACTTAGTTCAAGTATATTCAACTTCATCTGTGCCTGTGGCTTATACTTATCCAGCATCATTCTTTGCTCCTGGTGTAAACAAAGGATTTGCCAGAGTAACAGCAAGTGCTGCTAATTTAATTGATTATAATTTTGAAGAAGATAAAACATATTATTTTAGTTTCACAGCTCATGTTACTGGTTCTTTCGGAAGTGCTAAACTTGCTGTAGTAAATTCAAATAAAACATTTGCTAATGGAGTTACAGAGAAAGACACATCTCCATATTATGAAGATATAGGTTTAATAACTTTAACTACTAATCCACAAGTTATTGATAAATTTGAGGTTAAAGGAATGAATCCTAAAGTATATATTTTAGATATTACTGGTGGTGGAACTGTTAGTCCTACTAATTTAAGTAATTTTACAGTATTTGAAGCACTCCCTGAAGATATAAATAATGATCCTATACTTAATTTTGTAGATATTTCTAGACCAAATGATCGTTTATTTGATGCGGATTATTCACAAAATAGTTTAATCCCTGTTAATCAAGAAGGTCTAATAAATGGAAATGCTACTAGAGCTTCAATTCCTGCTTCTAATTATACTATGGTTAGAAGCGCGAATCCAAGATATTTTGGTAGTAGATCTACATCACCTGGATTTAACCAAATACCTGTCACAGGTAGTGGAATAGGTCAACTTCCAAATGTTGAACAAACAATCCCTTATTTCATATACACCCCAGGAGGAAGAGGAGGAACATTAGCAGAGTTATCAGGTAGTGGAAATTATGTGATAGGATTTGTAGTTGATGAGGATGGAAAAATATATAAACCTAATACAACAGAGGAAAATATTTACTCAACAGTAATATATAATAATTTTACTACAAATGACCAAGTTGTACTTAGTAATATAAATAATTCTGATTTTCTTAATGCTACCCAATCTTATTCTATATATAAACCTTTAGTAAACTCCCAGAATATTCTTCATTCAGACACAGGTTCTGTAGGTCAAAATTATTTAGTTAATGGTTATTATGATAATATTTCTATGAGTTTAGCTCCTGGAGTAAATACATCTATAAAAGCTAAAGCAATTGGACCTTATGAGTATAACTTACCAAGCAATACAGAAACAACAGCTAGTTTTAATACCCCTACTATTAATCAAGCTAATGCTTTAACCGCATCTACTGGACTTTATATATATCCTCAAGGTTATATTTCTTTAAGAGGTTCTATAACAGCATCAATGAGTTATGATGTAAATGATCCTGGTGTTGGACCTCCTGATTATACAATTGTAACTTTAAAAATTTATAAAAATGGTACTGAAATAGCTAGTGCGTCTAAAACCTCAGATACAGGTTCTATAAATAACCAACATGGTATATCTTCCAGTATTTATTTATCTCCAGGAGACACTTTTTACGTGACATTAAATTCATCTATTCAGGATCTAGATAGATATGATTTTAATAATTATGAAGTTAACCCATTTACAGGTTCTAATAGTAATTATTCTATTGATATTGGTTCTTATTATTTTACTACAGGATCTAATAGTCAATACATATTAACAGCCTCAGCTGATATGTCTTATTTTTATGGTGGTCTTTTTCAACAAGAAGAGCTCACATCAAATAATACATCTAGTGGATTTGGCAATCCTCAACCTTTTGTAATTAATCCTTTAGATGAAATAAGGTTTGAAGGAGATGAATCAAAAGTATATGTTATTAATTCTGTTGAGTATGATGGTATAAATAGTATTCTTTATTTATATTTAAATAGTCCTATTACCTCTGATAGTTTAATCAATTTAAATTATTTCTCTATTAGAAGATGGGCATTTAGCTCAGATAATTTGATTATTAAATCAGGTACCACTTTAGTAGGACCAGGTTTAATATTACCTCTTTATCCAACCCAAAAACTAAAAGATAATTTAGATAATATAGTTGCTCAATTGCAAAAGGATAGTCTAATATAACAAAAAACAAAAAATTAATATATTTATAATAAAACTACACAACAATGGGATATTTAAACAATTCAGTAGTAACAGTTGATGCTATTTTAACTACTAAAGGTCGTCAATTATTAGCTCAAGGTAATTTTAATATTACACAATTTGCTTTAGCTGATGATGAAATTGATTATACTCTTTATAATCCAACACATCCTTCAGGATCTGCTTATTATGGAGAAGCTCTTCAAAACATGCCTTTATTAGAAGCATTTCCTCAAGAGACTCAAGTAATGAAATATAAATTAGCTACTTTGCCTCGTGGTACAGCTAAGTTACCTATCCTAGATTTAGGTTATTCTGCTATTACTATTAAACAAGGTGCTTCATTAGCAATTACTCCTCAAACATTAAATTATTTAGGTGGTAATACTTTTGAAACTAGTGGTTATACAGCTACTATTTCTGATGTTAGATTATTTGGTACTTTTGAAGGAGCAGGTATTAATACACCACAAGCAACAGCACTTAACGCTACAACAACTTTAGGTACAAATGTATCTAAAACAGTAGTTGGTACAACAATTAATTTAAGAGCTACTACTGTTAATACTTTATTTGGTTCAAATACACAATTACAAGCTACATTAACTGTAGAAGGTAGAGATTCAGGTGCTCGTTTAACAATCCCAGTAACAGTAACAAAAGTATCATAATATATAGACTATGTCATTTAAAAGATTTGAAGCCGATGATTTTGTAGTAAGTGCTGATTCAGTAACTTCTACTTTATGGTCAACTGGTAATGCAACATTAACTCAATTTTATTCCGCCTCAGTACAAGAAGCTGGTTCTTCTGGGAATTTTTATTTAAATGTATACCAAACTGGATCTGATCTATCAGGCTCAGCAGTTCAATTTGCTATTGCCTATGGTAACTCATTTGGTAGTGGTAGTAGAGTATATAACTTAGCAGTTGATGGAAGATCACCTTCATCTACTATCTATGGACAATATCAAGATTTAGTAATTGGAGATGAGAATACTAACTTTCTTTTTGGAGATGTAACTCAATCCCAATTCTTTGCTATTAGTTTTGAAAGAGCAAGATACAAAGAATCATTATTTCCAGGTTCATTAACATTAAATCTTTCAGGTTCAGCGGGTAAAATATCTTTAACAGATGATAGTCAATATGTTATAGCTCAAACTTTTAATGAAGCAGGAAGAGTATACCAATTAATTTCTGGTTCAGCAGGTGTTAAATACACTAATAATGGAACTACATCAGATGGTTATTCTGCTAAATCAGGTTCATATGGTTGGTTCTTACCAGATATTGGAACTATTTTATTAAATCCTATAGCCTTAGCCCAACCTGCTATTAGTGGAGGTATTGCTTTTGGATATAGTGGCTCAACAGAATCAGGAGGAAATGCAGGTACAGGTTCAGCTACACCTACTTTAACTCCTTTAACCTCTATGTATAAAGCCATTTCCGGATCTACAGCTTCTTCTTTTACTATTAATGCCCAAGAAACCATAACATCAGATTATATTTTTGTAAGACCTAGAAGTTCAGAATTTAACTATTCAGAAAACCCATCATTTATTTCTGGTTCAACTGGTGAAATATTATACAGTAGTTTTATTAATAATCCTCAAGTTTATATTACAACAGTAGGAATGTATAATGATAATAATGAGTTATTAGCTGTAGCTAAACTTTCAAGACCGTTAGTTAAAGATTTTACAAAAGAAGCATTAATCCGTGTTAAGTTAGATTTCTAATGAATGAGTGCTTACAAACAATTTTTAGCATCAGATATAGTTGTTACTCCCTTTGAGGTTAACAAAAGATTTTCCTTTGAAGGGGCAGCTGCTTTAACTGGTTCTAGTGTTGGTATTGATCGTTATTTAGGAAAAAATTTAAACTTAATACCTTTTATTTCTGGATCAAATCCAACAACAGGGGAAATAGCTACTTATGATCAACAGTTAGTTTATGAATCTGTTAAACAATTATATTATTCCAATTATTTAAACAATACAGCTAGTTTAGGATCCCCCGCTTATACAGCGAGTTTGATTCCTGGTAGAGATAGTGAAGGAGATGTTTTAGTAGGAGATACTTCTTCAGCGGGCAGATATTATAATTATTCCCAAACTACTTTAACATTTGAACATTATTTTCCAACGGGTTCTGACTCACTAATAGGTGTTATATCTATTCCAACAGGATTATTTGGAAATTATATTCAACCAAAATCTTTTTCTTGGATATCACCTAGTGGTTCTATTACAGATGATGGAGAAGGTAATTTAATTTTAACTTCTACTAATTTAATATGTGGTAATATATTTTATGGACATGGTATAGCAGTAATTACTAGTGATTCTCAACCATTAGGGGATGCTTACGGAACAGCTAGATATGGTTCTTCACAATATGGTGTAACAGATGCTACTATTATTGATGGTTTCATAGCTTCTCCAAATGTTACTTGTTCATTTTCTTCATCTTTAACTATTTATGAAACCCAATATAAATGTACTATTAGAGAAAATGAATTTAATTTCTCACAAAACCCAACAATAAGCTCAGGAAGTACCTCAATCACAAGCTCAGCAGGAACCTTTTTTACTCCTGGTCAATATTTAGAATATTTTGCTACTAGTTCATATTTTAATCCTTATGTTACAACAGTAGGTTTATATGATGACGCTCAAAACTTACTAGCTATAGGAAAATTATCCCAACCATTACCAACCTCAGCAACAACTGATACAACAATACTTATAAACATAGATAGATAATGTGGTTATATAATAAAAAGGTTATAGAAAATATTGAGGATTTTCCTCAAGACACATTTGGTTTTATTTACATAGTGACTCATAAACCAAGTAATAAATCTTATATTGGTAAAAAAGTTCTTTACCATAATGTAAAGAAAAAACTAACAAAAAAGGAACTAGCAGAACAAACAGGCCCAGGTAGAAAATCAGCTACTAAAGTAGTAACAAAAGAATCAGACTGGAAAACCTATTATGGCTCTGCTAAACCAATTTTAGAATACATAAAGGATGGTAAACAAGAGGAATTTACCCGTGAAATTTTACAATTGGTTCCTAATAAAAAACTTTTAACTTACTATGAATGTAAGTTTTTATTTAAATATGGTGTGCTAGAACATCCCGAAGGATATTTTAATGATAATATTTTAGGAAAGTTTTTCACCAAAGACTTTGCTTTTTAATTATTTCTTATTATATTAAGACTATGCTCAATCAGCCTTTGATTGCATTAGTTAACTCTGTCCTAGGAACAGGCAAACAAACAGCAAGTGGTAACTATGCTTACCATTGTCCTTTTTGTAATCACCATAAACCTAAGTTAGAAGTCAATATGAAAGAAAATGCTAAAGGAGAAAATCCTTGGCATTGTTGGGTGTGTGATAAAAAAGGTAAAAAAGTATATCAATTATTTAAGGCAGTTGAAGCTCATCCTGATAAAATAACAGAGTTAAACTCTATTGTAAAATATACAGGTCCTGAAAAAATAGTTGAGACTGTTAATAAGCTAACTTTACCTAAAGAATTTAAAGCATTTAAAGACATTCCTAAATCAGATATTGAAGGAAGACATGCTTTAGCTTATCTAAAGTCAAGAGGAATAACAGAAGAAGATATTTTAAAATATAATATTGGATATTGCACTTCAGGTCCTTATAAAAAAATGATTGTTATTCCATCATATGATGCTGAAGGAAAACTAAATTATTTTACTGCTAGAAACTTTGATAAAAACTCTACTTTAAAATATAAGAATCCATCTGTATCGCGCGACATCATACCATTTGAGTTGTTTATAAACTGGAATATACCGCTTATATTATGCGAAGGACCATTTGACGCTATATCTATCAAAAGGAATGTAGTCCCGCTTTTAGGAAAAAATATTCAAACAAAATTAATGAAGAAGATAGTAATGTCTTCTGTAGATAAAATATATATTGCCCTTGATAAAGACGCTCAAAAACAAGCTTTACAATTCTGT